CATATGGATTGTAAGATAGATGGAGAAGTTGTAGATATTAAGTCAGCTTCTAACTTTGCCTTTAGAAAATTTAAAGATGGTACACTACCTAACAAAGATTCTTTTGGTTATCTTGCACAGCTTGCAGGCTACGAAGAAGCAGAACAATCTACAGGTGGAGGCTTCTTAGCTATTAACAAAGAGTCAGGGGAACTAAGTTTATTTAAACCTCAGAGTTTAGATAAGCCTAACATTAAACAAAAGATTGATACCCTTAATAAACAATTAAAAAAGAAAACACCTCCTGCTAGATGCCATGATACTGTACCTAATGGATCTTATGGTAACATGCAGTTACCTACAGAATGTAAATGGTGTCCACATAAATTTGTATGTCATGCAGATGCTAATGAAGGTAAAGGTTTAAGAACTTTTAAATACTCTACAGGCTTTACATATCTAACTAAAGTTGTACGTTTACCTAAAGTAGAAGAAGTGCATGCCTAGAAGATTTCCACGCAAGGTAAGGCCTAGAGAAAAGAATGTTCCTAAAGGATATGATAGTAAATGGGAATATACTTTACATCAAACTTTACTTAAGTCTTGGAATCATCATACAGATAAAGTACCTTACATTGTAGAACATAAGTATGAGCCTGACTTTATAAAAGATAAAATACTTATTGAAGCTAAAGGTAGATTCTGGGATCACGCAGAATATAGTAAGTACATCTGGATCAGAAAGTCTTTACCTGCTACAATGGAACTTATATTTTTATTTCAAAAACCTTATGCCCCTATGCCAGGAGCTAAGAAAAGAAAAGACGGTACTAAAAGAACTCACGCTGAATGGGCAGAAGCAAATAATTTTAAATGGTATAGTGAAGAAACTTTACCAAAGGAGTTTAAATAATGATTGAAAAAACAGGACTTGATGAAGAAGCATATAATGAATTATTAGAAGCAAGAAAAATTAATGAAAGATATAGACCAAGTGAATCTATTAAAAGAAATCCAACTCCTATAGACAAGCTTGAATATATAACAGAGTTACTATGTATTTATTGTGACAATAACTTTGAACCAGAAACTATTTCTTTTGATCCAAATGAAGGAAATCCTAGTTGGAAAGATTGTGAAGTAGCTTGTGCATATATTAGTGATATTAGAAAGGAGTTAAAATAATGACAGATGTAGTTAATAATCCAGACCATTATAATCAAGGAAAGATTGAATGTATTGATGCTATTAAAGCTATGCTAAGTACAGAAGAATATATTGGATATTTGCGCGGTAACTCACAGAAATATAGATGGAGATACAGATACAAAAACGGAGTAGAAGATTTAAAGAAAGCAGAATGGTATGAAGCTAGACTCTTAGCAACAATAGAAGATACAGAAGTGGAGTATTACAATGCTAAGTAGATTATTATACATGATACCTTTCTTTGGTATGGTAATAGGATCATACTTTATATGGAGTGCAGATATAAGAGCAGCATTAATTATGTCAGGTCTTGCATTAACACAAAGTTTAATATGTTTTGCTTATCTTACATTTCAAATTACAGTAAACGGAACAGAAGGAACATTAGAAGTAGAAGTAAAACTATGGGATGCTCTTATGCCTGTTATATTTTTAATGTTATCTTCTACAATATTTTTATTATTAACTTATCAAATAGCACAGGCATTTAGCTTATGAGTAATGAGATAAATATAAAAGCAATTTTTTTAAAAGAAAGCAGTCTTGAAATACCAGAGAGTCCTGACATTTTTTTTAATACTTCTAATGAAGTAGTTACTGAATTGAATTGTACATCTTCTTTTTCTTCTTTTGAAATTAACAATGAAGATAACTATGAAATAACTTTAGCTTTAGAACTTATAGCTAAAGATAAAACATACAATAAAATTGTATACATATTAAACTTTATTTACTCAGGATTTTTTAGTCTTAAAAATTATACAAAGCAAGAAGAAATAGATGAAGCATTGGCTGTAGATTGTCCTAACATAATATTTCCTTATGCAAGACAATATGTTTCTACAATCACAGGGTTAACTTCTTTACCTGTTTCTTTAATACAAGATATTAACTTTAAAAAATTATATTACAATGAAATTGGAAAGGAATACAAATGAACACTACTGAACTACCTACTAACTATCAACAGTTTATACATCTAAGCAGATATGCTAGATGGAATGAAGAACATCAACGTAGAGAAACTTGGGAAGAAACTGTAACAAGATACTTTGATTTTTTTGGAAAACAAATAGTACAAAATACTAAATTAAATAAAGTTGACTATGCTGTAATTAGATCTACATTACAAAAAGCTGTGTTGTCATTAGATGTTATGCCAAGTATGAGAGCATTGATGTCAGCAGGTAATGCTTTAGAAAAAGATAACGTAGCAGGATTTAACTGTAGCTATGTAGCTGTTGATACACCTAGAGCTTTTGATGAAACATTATACATACTTATGTGTGGTACAGGGGTAGGGTTTAGCGTTGAACGTCAATACATAAATCAATTACCAGATTTACCAGAGGATTTATTTCCTACAGATACTGTTATTAAAGTAGCTGATTCTAAGATTGGATGGGCAAAGTCCTACAAAGAACTTATGTCTTTACTATATGCAGGACAGATTCCTACATGGGATGTTTCAAACATTAGACCTTATGGTGCTAGACTTAAAACTTTTGGAGGCAGAGCAAGTGGCCCAGATCCTCTTGAAGAGTTGTTTGATTTTACTATTAATATTTTTAAAGATGCAATGGAGAAACAACAAAGAAAACTTCATTCATTAAACTGTCATGATTTGATGTGTAAGATTGCAGAAGTTGTAGTGGTAGGTGGAGTAAGGCGAAGTGCTTTAATCTCTCTTAGCAATCTCTCAGACAGTCGCATGCGTAATGCTAAGTCAGGTGCTTGGTGGGAAGATAATCAGCAAAGAGCATTAGCTAATAACTCTGTAGCCTATACAGAAAAACCAGACGTAGGTACTTTTATGCGTGAATGGTTATCTTTGTATGAATCTAAAAGTGGTGAGCGTGGTATCTTTAATCGTCAAGCTGCAGAGAAACAAGCATCAAAGAATGGTAGGCGAGAAGACTATAAAGACTTTGGTTGTAATCCTTGTAGTGAAATTATTCTACGCAATAAACAATTCTGTAATCTTACTGAGGTTGTAGTTAGAGAAGATGATGATATTAATACTTTAAAAACTAAAACAGAAGCAGCGACTATACTTGGTACATTCCAGGCTACGCTAACAAATTTTAGATACCTGACAAGTAAATGGAAACACAATACTTTAGAAGAGTCATTGCTTGGTGTATCACTTACAGGTATAATGGACAATGTTAATATGATAAATGGCAAGATAGATTTACAAGAGTTAAAAGATCTGTCAATATCCGTTAATAAAGTATGGGCTAAGAAACTAGGTATCCCCCAATCCGCAGCAATTACCTGCGTTAAACCTAGCGGAACAGTAAGTCAACTGGTCAATAGTGCTTCTGGTATTCACACTAGACATAGCCCATACTACCTTCGCACCGTCAGAGCAGATAAGAAAGATCCTTTAGCAAAATTAATGGTAGATGCAGGAGTCTATCATGAAGATGATCTTACTAAACCAGAACACACTTATGTCTTTTACTTTCCTATGAAGAGTCCTAAAGGTGCGCTGACTAGAAAAGATATATCAGCTATTGAACACTTAAATATCTGGAAGGACTATCAAGATAAATGGTGTGAGCATAAACCTTCTGTAACAATCTCAGTTAAAGAAGAAGAACAATTAGATGTAGGAGCTTGGGTTTATAAAAATCTAGATGAAACATCTGGTATCTCTTTCTTACCTTACTCAGATCATTCATATAAACAAGCTCCTTATCAAGAGATAACTTATAATGAATATAGAAAATGGTTAAAGAAAACTACAGACATAGTAGATTGGTCTAAGATAACAGAGTATGAGACAGAAGATAATACTGAAAATACTAAAGAGCTTGCATGTAGTGCAGGAACTTGTGAGATAATTTAATGGCAAGAATAAAAAGGGAAGAAGCAAAGTTGTTAGCGTATGCAATTTTGTTTAATAAACAAGGACAGTTAATTACTGAACGTACAAGTACAGACATTACACAATTAAAAAAACATTTAACTAAAGAAGATTTTAACCTGTTACAGTCCACAATGCGAAGCGCGACCAGAGAATTAGATAATGTACATAATAAAATAGAAGCGGATTTAAATGGGCGAAAAGCATAGTGATAGACTTTAAAAGTTTAATTGATCCTATGTCTGTTGAGGAATTTAAAACAGAATATAAAGATAAAAAATTCTGTGTTATTAAAGGAAATAGATTTAGAAGATTTATGTACAGTAATATTATTTCTTGGCATAGACTTTCTGATTACATTAATAATGATAGAGCAGTAGCAGGCATACAAGCTATACTACCCAATGGTAAAAAACTTTGTATGGAAAAAAATAATCTTTATCAAGGATCTAAAACTTCATGGGCTAAAAAAGATTACTTTGATAAAAAATATTTACATACTCTTTGGAATAACAATGGATCTATTATACTAACTAAAGCATCTATGCTTACTCAAAGTATTTCAGATATAGCAGAAGCTATAGAGACAGAGTTTAAAGGCGCATGTGATGCTCATTTTTATTGTAGTAGAAACTCTAAAGGAAAATCTTTTCGCCCACATATAGATCATGATGATAATTTTCTTGTACATTGCATTGGCTCAGTACAATGGACAGTCTGTAATAGTTTTGAAAACAATACAAAAGATGTAGAAACTTTTAAATTAACTGCAGGAGATATGCTTTACATTCCAAAAGGAATAGGCCATTCTGCTATACCCTTATCTAAAAGAATATCTATATCTGTTCCTTTATTAGAAGAAAAAAATATAGTGCCTATAAATAGAAACTTTTATAATTTTTAACTTCCTTGTTTAATAGTAATAGTAGAACTACTCCCTCCGTTGGTAGTTATTTGATTTACTTTTCCTTCTTGTTCTATTCTTATATTGTAAGAACCTGATTTGTCTACGCTCATCTCTAGTGTATCTTCTATAGCTCTTAAGAACTTTAAGTTTGTGTCAGTAACAAAGGTACTGATCTGCGTATCCTTATCATAACCTACTGCTGTTCCTTTAACTCCGTCTGCTGACAAAGCTTTCTCAGCTTTACCTAACTCATCTACTTCTTGAATAATGTCTAAGAGATCTTCTAGAAAGTTACCTGCCAAATAATCTACATCAAGCTCTGTATATTCTAAATCATCTTTAGCTAAAGCATCTTCTTCAAGTCCATCAAACTCTAAAAAGTCTACATCTAATAGATTATCTACAGCAGTAACTGATTCATCTGTTTGAATCTCTTTAGTCTCTGGAGGATTTACAATAAGCATATTGTCAATCATATCTAGTGTTAGGTCTAATACTACAGCAGGAGTAGGTGCTGTTTCAAAATTATAGACTGTAGTAGCCTCATAAGCTTTGTTAAGTATTACCTGACCTAAGGCCGTATCAACAGTTATCTCCCCACTTGCATTACCAAACTCATCAGGCAAAAGTATTACCAAAGCTTCACCAGTTTCTTTTACAGTTATTGTGAAGTCTGTCCCCCTTATTCCAATGGTTGCCGCGTGTGTCCTGATTGTAATATTATCTTTAGGTATGCGTGGCTTCTTACTGGATATAAATCTCCCGGTTCCTTTTACAAAATTAAGAGCCATACTTGACTTGCTAGGATTGACATCAAATACAAACTCATCAATAATCACATTGCTGTGTTCTGTTAAACGTATTGTTGTATCATCTCTAAACGTAACACCCATTCTACCTTGTGCAGTTTCTAGTTTGTCCATAGAGTTAAGCGAGAAATCAATCTCGCTCTTATAAGGTTTATCTCTTACTACTCTGGTATTTCCGTTTAATTGTGTAATGTTTCCAATATTAACATCCAACGCTTGTGCCTTGATCGTCTTGGTTAATGCAAACTGTACCGTTAGAACCAGTAGAAGTAACTTTAACCCAATCTGAATCTTGTGTGCTTTGTTGATCCACATCAAAGGCTCTTGAACTTCCTGTGTGTGTAAGGTGAAAATATCCCTGGGCATAACCATCTCCATCATAATTTACTGTATTACTATCGCCATCTATATTCATATAATTAGTAGCTGAATCCACATCAATGTCAGCATTAATAGTATTACTAGAACCTTGCACAGTCCAATCTATATCTGCGCTACTTGCTAAAGCACTAGTAGCTAGATCAAGTGTAAAGGTGTTGGTACTACCTGTCACTTGGACATTAACGTTTGAACCATCTGCACCAAACGAATTGGTTGGATCCATTTTAGATGTGAACGTGTTAGTATCGCCATCAAAATTAAAGTAACCTGTGTATGAATCTGCATACATATCTCCTAGAAATTTGTTAGCATCACCAATCTGATTTATGTCTAACGTCATGGATGTTCCGTCAAGATCCAAGGCTGTCATTGAACCTGCTACTGCAGTAAGACCACCTATAATGTTACCACTACCTAACTGTTCAAGATCTATATTAGCTGTAGCTCCTACTTGATCTACAAAGATTTCGTTGTCTGAAGCTGTTGCGGAAATGCTAACAAGCATTAACAAGCTAATTAATTTCTTCATATTCCCAATACCCCCTGGTTATTCCTATTTTAATTATTTGTAAAACACCTTCTTCTATTGCCTGTTGTAGAGCTATAGAGGTACTTTCGTTCTCTGCAACTCCTCCTTCTACTTCAATAAGTCTTCTGCCTTCATCTAAAAATCTAAACACATCCTGCGAAAGACCTGCTGATGTAACTGTTTTAGATACTAATACTTCTATTAATATTTCTCCTGTTGAGACAGAAACTAATCTCAAAGATATGGTAATTAAATCTTCTCTATACTGTTTAGAACTTCCTAGACCTAACAGTCTTGCTCCTGCGCCTCCAGATTTTATATTAGAATCATACGATAACACTCCTCCCTGAATCAAGAGTCCTGCTAGTAAAAGAGGTTTGACGCTGCTGTCCTCTTCAAATGTTTCTCTTGTTGAACGTATAAGTTGTCTTTCTTTAGTAAGTGAATCTAATCCTACGCGCTCTGCAACTTGAAAAAACTTTCCCTTTGCAGCTTGTTTTAAAGCTCTGATAAGAAATGCTTCAGGGGCCTGCGTAATTGCAGTACTGAACAAGGCAAACTGCCCATTACTTCTGCGCTGTCCTGTGTGATCTCTAAAGCTATTAGGGTATATAGCTATTACTGGTTTTCGTATTGCTGCAGGAAGTTGTTTTAATTCTTCAGACTGTAGTTCTAATACAGAAGAACTTTTTATTACAACATTAGGTATACCGCTTCCGTTTAATAAATCTTTAGATGCACAACTAGAAAGTAAAAGTACCAATAGGCACAGTAATACTGGTCTGCCCCCCATTTTCGTCTGTAATAGTAAGCGTGATAAGTTCATTTTCAACTTTGTATTCAATAGTATTTCCTTCTAGCTCAAGTGATCCTGATGTTTGTGGTGTCTCACCAAATAATTGTTCTACCATTTGCCTAGATAATTGTGCGTAGATTCTGCTTTCTAAATTTCTTATAATCCTTGCAAGTGTAGTGTTGTCTGCTTCTCTGGCTAGTTCATCTTTATAAGCTTCTATCTCTTCTTTAATAGCTTGCTTTCTTGTAGCTTCTTGGTTCTCTATTGTAAGATAGTGACTGCTAGTATTTACTCCAGAAAAGCTAGGACTTTTAAATTTAAATAACAATTCGTCTGCAAAGATATCTCCTTGCCAAATAAAAAAAGCTATTAGGTTAATTTTAATCTTTTCTTTGATCTTCACGGTCTGCTTTTGCCACCTTATCTATTTCAATTAAATTAGGAATACCAAGTAATGTTTTTAGTAAAACATCTTGACGTATAGTTTGATTATCAAGTGCGCGTACCCTATCAATTAAAGCTACAATTATTCCGTATTGAGCATCAAGTTTAGTGCTTAGTCTTTCTTCCATTGCGTTAAGACTAGCATCTACTTTTTCATCAACTACATCTATCTTAGCTTCCATACCATCAATAATGCGGTTAATAAGTTTCCATATAAAGAAACCTAAACCTAATGCAGATGCAACTGGAAAGCCTACCTGATTAATCAGATTTATAATGTCTTCCATTACTTATCGTCTTTACTTCCAGTATTAGACGCTCCAAAATAAAAAGATATAATAGCACTTGCAAG